ACTTGACCACTTATAACATACGCTTGAAATGGGGGTTGTTGATTAGGTTGTTTGCAAAAATGAAAGTGATAATGGTGAAGGTGAACCGCCAACATTTGTACTTCCATTTAAACCACCGCCACCACCACTTGGTGTTGTTTTACTTTCGAATTTCGTTTGTTGAATTTTAATAACGTTTGCAAGACCTGCTGCAAGTGCTACACCTGCTTCAACGAATTGTGCACCCGTTGCAAGTTTTGCAGGGTTACCACCTGCTGTCAATGCGTTGTTAACTGCTGTGTATGTTGCAACAATTGCTTGTGCTAAATTGAATGCTTTCACAACTTCAAATTGTCGTTTCGCATCTTTTTCTGATTTCGTACCAAACGATTCTGCAAGATTTCCCAACGCACCAAATACATCACTTGCCATT